CTGTAGAAGTAATCGCACCAACCGTATATAACTACATAGGGTTCTCTTGACCACTCTGTCTATTAATCCACACTTGGATAGGACGAACTGTAGCGTCTTTATTTGGTATCGTAATATATGTAGACTCGCTGATACGGTTAATATTAATGTCTTGTTGGTTTGATCCTGTACCGGTTCTAGTTACCATGTCTAATAAATCAATAGTATCAACAGGCAACGCATACATAATTTGACCTTGGTTTAACTGGATTTGACCAGGTTCCACAGTCCACAAGTTAATACCACGATTAGCCCACTCGATTGTAAGTAGATTTAGTGAACGACGTGCAGTACGTAGCTCATATCCAGTACGTAGTTCTTGTCCGCATCGTTCAAATGCATCTTCAACAAGATTGTTTAAATCTAAGTTAAAACTCGTTTGCCCTGTGGTTAATGTTGCCATAATTATATTTTTCTAAAAGGTTTTACTTTTTGTTTAATTGATTTAGGCTGAGCTACAAACTGTTTACCTTTAGCTTTACCTGCTCTTTTAGCCTTCGTTGTAGCAGCATACTCTTGAGGGCTTAATGCTTTAATTGCTTTTTCTGGTAAATATCTTTCACCTGTTTCACTAGACTTTTTACCAGACTTAGTTGTCCACTTTTGTTCACCCCATGATTTGAGTGATTGTTGTGGCTTAGCTAGTCCACCACTTGCCATTTTCTTTTTACGTCCAGCACAATGTGCTTTTTGAGAAAACCCTTTTGGATTATCACAATCAATAGACGATTTATATTTCTTTGACCAACTCACTTATATCCGCCACCTGCAGCTTTATATTTCTTAGCTACTAATTGAGCTTTACGAGCTGACCATTGACCTGCTCCTGTACCATGAGTAGCTGCAGCTTTTACTTGAGATACTATTCTTTTTCTAAGACTCGGCTTTGTGTAGTTACCTGCAGCGTTTACTTTGCCACCTTCTTTAAACTGAATAAAGTCTGTGTTATCACGGCGTTTTTTAACAACGCCTTTAGGCATAGTATTTTCTTTTGCACTTGGCAATTTAGTTTTCTTTACAGCGCCCATACCACGTGAAGGTCTCATTAGCAGATTTTCCCTCTAGTTTTACCTTTTGTGCAGCAGCCATCAGCTTTAGCAAGTTGAGATACTTTGCCGCCTTTAGCCATTTTTTTAACAGGTTTAACAGGTTGTTTTTTAGGTTCAGGTGTAGGTAATGGGCCCATATCATCGTTTCTTGGAGGCTGAATTTTACCTGCCTTTACATCTTCAAAAGCCTTATCAAAATCTGCTTGTTGCGGTTGTTTATCTTTGTCTGCCATATTAGCTCCTTAACACATCTTGCCTTTTGTTTTACCACCACTGCGCATAGCAACCATAGTGCCTTTAGTTTTACCTTTAACAGCAATACCGTTAGCTTTAGCAAGTTGACCGCCTTTAGAATAACCACAGCCTTTAGCCATACCACCTTTTTTAAGTTTAGTTAAATCAGATTTCTTTCCTTCATGAAGTTGTTTCTCATGCATGCCAATAGCTTTTTTTGCCATCTTTTTATCTTGCGCCATATCTTTCTTGTCCATCATGCCACCTTCTTTGTATTTTTTAGCCATACCGCCTTTTTTCATGTAGCCCATTTTATTTCTAACCTCCGTTGGTAATTTTGATAATCCAGGATTTTCACTTGAATCTACTGCCTTTAGTGATCCACCTGCTCCGAACTTCTTGCCTTTATCTGCTTTCATAAACTCTTCTCCTACTGATTTTGGTATACCTAGTCGTTTGGCTGCTTTTGGGTCATTTGCAACTAGAGCCATTAAGTTGTGTTGCTTCTTAGATTTACTTGGCATTTTGATTTCTCCATCTTACACATTTTACACAGTTACAATCATTAAAGTAATGACCGGGTTTTGTTATAACTTCTGCTTGTTTTATTTCTTCAACAATAATTTTGTCTGCTTCTTTTATTATATCTTCTAATGCGGCTTGTGCTACTTTGTTTTTAATAGCTGTTTCAATTTGTTCGCTAAGTATTGCTTTATTTTCTTCAATTTGTTCAACATCTTGTTTCCTTTTTTTAAATATTCTGTCTATAAAAGCCTTCATATAAACTCCTACTTAAGCCAATGAGTAACTAACCAACTAATAAATGCTGACCCTAAACCTGCAATAAAAATAAATACTTTCCAGCCACCTTTGATTTCGTTAAGAGCAGACTCAATAGCATCAAGCCTTTTCTTTAACTCACTCATATCTTCCATAAGGGTGTCCACATCTGTTTGAATATGTTTAATTTCTATGCCATGTTCGGCAAGTTCTCGTTCTGTACTCATTTGCAATTCCACCTTTTTAAAGAAGCAGCCTTACGAGTAGGTCTACCTTTTTCATCTTTCATAGGACCAGGCATACCAGACATCCTAGCACAAAACGACTTCTTACGAGCGCCACCTTGTGGTTGAGGAGCCTTGAGGTTTGACCCAGTAGCTGCGTTATACTTTGCACGACCTTTAGCCGTGAGTCCTGCACCTTTTGATACAGGAAGTTTCTCACCACGTCCGATTGCTAGGCTAGGACCTTTTTTCTTACTAGCCATAGAATATTTGTACTGAATCCACGTTAGACATTTCAGCATACACGCCTGTTTCAGCTCGTACACCTTCACCCGGAATATAAGGAACGTTGGCAAATACATCAGTAGCTGCGGGTTCGTAAGTCATAAGCCATTTACCTACAACATATATAGCTGCAGTGCTAGAAATAGTACCTGTATTAATATCAACTAAAGTGAATGCATCAGCAGTTGTTCTAGTAATAGAATATGTACCATCAGTAGCTGAAACACCAGAATTTGATAAGAAGTGAATACCAATAACATCACCGGTAATTAATCCATGAGCTGTTTTTGTTACTGTTACAGTTGTACCAGATCGTGCATAAGTTACGCCTGATGAAACAGGTGTTGTAGCCGTATCAAATAAAGTTACATACCCCGCAGTAGCTGTGCCAGTATACGATAACCCTTTAACACGAACAGGATATTTAACTAGATACCCACTAGAATTTAAATGCGCTTGTTTTACATCATATTGCATAGCCATAATTAATCTCCTTTGTTTAGTAAGGGGGCTAGGCGCCCCCAGTGATTAATTAACTTACAGCTGCAGAGAATGGTGTAGCTACAGTACCAGAGCCAATAAGACCGCCAGCAGTAATAACAAAGATACCTGCATCAACATCAGTAAGTTCAACGTATGAACCTATAACGCCGCCTTGTGTAGTGCCATTCATTGTGATTGTGTCAGAAGCTGGAAGAGTGCCAAACGGAGTGCCTGTAGTACCGGCAACATTTAATGTGCCACTAATTACGTCTGTTGCGTTAGCCACTTGAATTTTATAACTATTAGATGTAACTGTTGTTTCAACCAAAAATTTATATACGGCATTTGTACCTGTGGCTGCTGGAAGGGTTACTGTGATACCTGCTGCGCGACTTAAACCAATAGTTTGACCATTATAGTCTGCTTGAGTTACTGTTAATGTTGATGCTGTAACTGTTGAATTAACGCCTGTACCTGTAATAAAACCGGCTGTAGACGTCACTGGACCCGAAAAGGTTGTTGATGACATAATATATTTCTCCATACAAAGTTAAGTCTATTAGTCTTGTATGCGTCTGCCGGGACAGTCTAATAAACCGGATATACCCGGATATTCAAATAATACATGAATACATACTATTTGCAAGTATTATACAACAAAAAAGGGCTACAAAAGCCCTTAAATGCAAACAATGTAATATCTAATTACTTGTTCATTACGTACATAGTCACTTCAAAGCCAAATCTCATTTCTGTTGCTGCTGGTTTAGTCCATGCTTTCATAGTAGTTCTCCTTTTGTATTGTATTTTTACTAAGCTACGTTGTAGCTATGCATATATTGCTCTTTTTGCTATACAAAGTCCTACAGAAAACCATGAAAAAAGGACCTGTGTTTTAAGCAGGTCCCTTAGTAGTACGTAGCCAGTTGCTATTAAGCGCCTGGTGAACCCCACATACCGAGAGGATCAGACCAACCGAATGAATAACGCTCACGAGCCTTGTATCTAACATTGCCTGTGTCAAAATCGCCATCCATAGATGTTGATAACGGAGTACGCACAAAGTGTTTCATGCCGTTAGGTACATCAGTTGTTAAGAAGTATGAATCGCTGTCTGTTAAGAAGTGGTTAATTGCATAACCTTCTGGGATTGAACCATTA